AAAAGGTGAAGGTTAAAAAATGGCGATAGGTACGCTCGATACATATCTGATCGACGGCGAACAGAAGTTCGACGAAGCCGCCAAGGCCGAACGGTGGTATCTGACGTTCGCGATACCGCGGGTCGACCGGCCGGAGGCTAATTTCGGGGCCATCCTGGCGGACCTACTGACATAATGGAAGAACCACTGAAAAGAATGGCCGAGACCATGAAGTCGCTCGAGGGCGAAGTGGATAAGCTTCGCCAACAAGTGAACGGCCAGGACTCCGGACTACTCGAACGGGTAAAAATCATCGAAGATCAGGAAGGGGCCGATCCGACGAGTCTCGCGGGGACCGGCGAGGCATACGAAACGCCGACCATCATCACGGATTTTATCGACGAAGAAGAGCCGGTCGAAGAACTGCTGCCAGACGAAATGGAGTTTGGTAAACCGACGGCCAATGTGACTACTGATGTCGCAACCGTGACGATGCAGCCGTGCGACTCGGCGGGTGCGAGCTTCGCCAGTGCTCCGACCGCGACGGCCTACGTTGCCAACGATCGCCAGACGCAGGCGACTGCAGCAAGGGGCTGGACCACGAGCACAGTGTTATCGTTTATCCGTTTCACGCCCTGGGTCGCCGGTACGCCGAACATCGAGGGCGTTCTGATTGGCGAAAGTCCTGGCAACATGCCTTCCAGGGGAATCATCATGTACGATGGGGTGATAGCCGATATCCCGACCGGCTGGACGCTGTGCGATGGTGGAAATGACGGCAACGGGGTCGCAACGCCCGACATGAGCGGCATGTTCGTCGTCGGCTACGATACGAGCGATACTGACTACGACACGATAGGCAACACCGGCGGATACAAGCTGCACGGCCCGACAGAGAACGAACACGCGAAATTCAGGACCTACCCGGCAACCACCGGCGACAATAATTGGGCCTACTGGGCTAACGATCAAGTGACCCCCTTCGACCCCGTCGACACTGACAACCGGCCACTCTACTACACCCTGGCGTTCATACGGAAAGACTGATGATACCGAAGATCATACATTTTATCTGGCTCGGACCGATGCTGGACTGGGTGACCGATAACATCAGGCGGTTCGAGACATTGAACCCCGAACATAAGATCAGCCTCCACCGGGACGCGGGCGAACTAATGGGGGACTACAAGGAAGCGTACGGGCATTGCGTGAACATCTCCGCGCAAAGCGATCTGCTGAGGCTGTCGGTTCTGGAACGGCACGGCGGATGGTACTTCGACACCGACACGTTCGCCCTTCGACCGGTGGCCGACATCGAGCGAGCCTACGACATCGGCGACCGTCTGTTCGCACCGGCGTGCGGAGGCACCGCGGATATCGACGTTCCAATTATCGCAACTTCCAAAACGTGCGTGATATGGCCGTTCGTTCACGAGTTCATCGCGAACGCCGAACTGCCGCAGAAAGATTTCTGGTACTTCGCCAATACCATGATGACACGGATCAACCGCGAACATCCGGGCGTTATCGAACTCGGCAGGCCCGACGATTTCCACATAAGAGGCGAACCCAACATCCACACCTATCTCAGGCTGACGGCTGGCGAGACCGTGCGGACGAAAGCGTTTTGCGTCCACGGATTCGTGGGAGCGGGAACGTCGAACAAACCGTGGCCGATAATTAAAAAAGACGATAGATAAAAAGGCGAACCGATGGCTAAAAAGAAACCGAAATCAAAAATACTGCCCGGACGGAAGCCAAACTACGTCAAGGCGGTCGAGGACAACGCGTCCGGACTCTATAAGCCCAAAGTAGCGACCGGGACGATAGGCGTCACGCCCAGGGGCGGGACGCCGATCAGAGTATCAGCGGCCGACGCGAAGGCCAGACGAACGTACAAACCCGGCGAGGCCGAATCGGCTAACGCGGACCTGAAGGCCGAGACCACCAAACGACTCAAGGCGGTCGAATCAATATCGGACGGCAAAACGCTGCGGAAATCAAAGAACCCGCTGGCAAGGCTGGTCGGGCAAGTACCCCGGGCACTGAAAGCGGCCGGCGGGGCGATCGAAGATGTTACAGCCAGAGACACGCCGATCGCGAAACGGGCGGCGAGCAAAACGCGAGACAGGCTGGGGTCGACCAGGTACGGAAACGCCATACGCGAAATGAAGGCGTCGGCGGCGCTTGAAAAACGGCCGGGAAGAGTGGATACCGGAATGAGCATCGACGGGGTGAACGTAAGCATCCCGGATACCTGGGATATGGATCTCTATCGAGAAGTGGCCCACGATCTGCGAATGAGCGGGTCGGGCGGCGCGACCGGCGGGGCAATGAGCCTCCGGGAAGCGCACGACGCGGCGGCCAAAATATTCAGGAAGCAGCACGGAGACGAACGCAACTGGGACAAACAGGGCAAAACACGCGATAAGTACGGCAACCCGATCACCGTCGACTATGCGATTCAGAGTAAGAAAAGCGCGATCGCCCGCGAGACCGCCAGGCTGACGGGAAAGTCCGTGTGGGTACCCGGCATAGGCGACAGCATAGGAGGGTACGCGCTGCCCGACGAGGCGGGTAGAGAACTGCGGGAACTGCTGGACTCGATAGAGGACGCCAAGGGCGGGAAGTCAGTAAAAAAGAATTTGACGGCGGTCGAGAAAGTGCTCGCCTACGACGTGCGAGGAATACACTTCCCCGATAAGGACGATCCGCCCGGAAAAGAGAGCGAACTGACGCTGACGAAACTCGGCGGCATGAGAAAGGCTCTTGAGAAAGGAATAATAACGATCGACGAATACGCGGAACAGGCCAAGCCGCTATTCGACCAACTAGCCAAAAATGCGGGACGTAAGGCGAAAGCCAAACGAGAGGAAAAGGCGAAGGTCGATACAGCGGCCGCCACGATCGAGGATCGGAAACAAGCAAAGATTCGACAGGACGCCGAAACCGACGAAGCGAAGATGATGCACGAGCGGGCCGTCGACGATGTCGCGGTGGCCAAGGCTCGCATAAAGGAACTGAGAGAATCGATTCTCGATCTCAAGGAGTGGGTTGACTACGAGAATCCAGAGACCCCCAAGCAGCTTGAAATCGCCGGCGAAATGGCGAGACAGAAGAAAGAACTCGCCGGACTCCGAGACGGGATGGACGAAATGAACGAGGCTGTAAAATCGACCCGCGATACGTGGGACGATGAACGGAAGACCGGCCGGCAGTATCTCAGGCCGGCGGCCGAACCGAACGAACTGGGCGGCGGCGACCTGCACCTCCGACTCGGCGGCGGGATGGGCGGGGCGCCGACGACGGATGTTAATAAGATGGACCCGACCGCATCAGCGATCGCGCCTGGAGCGGAACTGCCGGAACCGACCGCCACCCTGGAACCCGATACAGTGCTCCAGGGGATCGTACCGAACATCGATTGGACGAAAAAGGGGTACGACGGGCGAGATGGGATAGCGGATGGCGCCGCCAGAGTGGTCCAGACCGGGCCAATGAAAACGACGCTCGAAGTTACCGGACCTGAAGGAGAAACCAAACGGTTCACGATCGATACCCCCGACGTCGATAATTATTACGCGCCAATAGGATCGGACGCGACCAGGAGGGATATCAGCAAACCGACAGTTGGGATGAGACTCCAATCGAACGAACCGAACGGAGAAGTGTACTCGGTGTCCGAGGTTTCCGAGGACGGTCAACAGGTTACGCTAACGGTTCGCGAAGACGCCGACAAGGGCGCCAAGCGGTTCGACGTGGATCCGGACAAGGACGGCAGTATGCTGGACTACATGAACACGAACCGCCTCAAACGAGTAGTCCCTATCAGTGAACTGGCCGAGAAGTACTCCGTCGAAGGGGCGCCGAAGAAACCGGCGACGCCAGGTGAGAAAATGCCGCCGGAGACCGCCAGGAAGTACGCCGACTTCTACGGCGACCGTGAGCTCGTCGAACGGGCAGCGGTAGCCGACGGGTGGAGTATCTGATATGCCCAACGTGTTCGATGAAATCTACGCCGAGGACCAAGTAGCGGAAATCAAACCGCCGAGGCCGACCGAGCCGACCGAAACAAACGTGTTCGACGAAGTCTACGGCGCCAAGACAGCGACCGAACCACAACCGACCGGACCGTCGACCGGGCCAAACGTGTTCGACGCAATCTACGATCCGTTCGAAGGGGTCGGACTGGATCCGACCGAAGCGAGGAGAAGACTCAAAACGCACGGACAAATCACAGCGTCAGTCGACGCGGGCAATGACCTGTCACCAACACAACAGGAAGCAGCCGTCGGACTGTCGGACAGGATGAAAGCCGATATCGCGGCCAGGCTCTACGAAAAGGAACGATTCTCAGCGGGGGCGACGATAGGCGACTACACCCAAAACGCTCAGACGTACTCGCTCGCGGCGGGCGATTCGGAGATCGGCCGGGAACTCGAGAGGCATCGAATAAGCAAGGGCGGGTCGAGTGTTATCGGGGCGTTGACCAACAAGGCCAGAAAGGCCGCGTTCGGCGTCATGGAGAAGCATACGCCCCAGGTGATGATGAAGGCGATCGCGGACATCGACGAGCGGCGCCAAGGGCCAAAGGTGCTGACCGACGAGGGGTACGCGATGCGGTTCGCCATGGCGCATCAGCACTTCCTCAAACAAAAACCGCTTTGGGATATGGCCGCGAAGATCGTCAAGCATCCTGAGGGTGCGTCGAAGGGACTGCTGGAAGCTGAGGATGCAATATGGGACATGTCGGAAAAGGACGCTGCGGTGTTGCTGTCGTTTGTCTATGAACATTCGGTAGAAAACGCAGAGGAGACAACAACGCTTGGCGGGGTCGCAACCCATATAGACCGAGGGTCCGACCAGTTTTGGCAGTTCATCGTCAATATGGCCACTCTCCTGGGCGGCGACGAACACAGCAACGACATACAACTGCGATTAAACCGAATCAAGGGCGCTATGCTTGCGGGCGATCCGGTCGCCGGTCGGAATATACTCGAAGAAGGGCTGTTCGGAGCGGCCGAGATGGTGGTTCCGCTGCTGGCTACAGCAGCTGTTGGCGGTGTCGCTGGCAAGATTGGCGGTAAGGTCGCCGGCAAGATCGCAGGTACGGCGGTGTGGGTACCGGCGGGTGCGTCTACTATTTACACGGGCATGCGCGATGCGGGGATCGGGCACGGTGAATCGAAAGTAATAGCACTTGCGGGCAGTGTCCCGTATGCGATGATCGAAATGTTGAAGGCTCGTCAGCTAATACCAAAGAAGTTCCTGGGCAAGGCTCTCCGTAAAGGCGCCAAGGAAGTAGTAAAAAAGACGTTCCGAAAGGCGGTGACGTCCAGGCTGCTGAAGGCCGGGGCGGTGTATTCAGCCGAATGGATGGAGGAAGTACTACAGTCGGGCGTGACGCTCAGTTCAATAGCGCTGGGCGCCTATCTGGACGAAAACGCGCCCGGAGTCGACTACAAAAAACAACTCAAAGAGATAAAAAAAGAACTGATCGCCGCGGCCAAGTCGCTGCCCTGGCTCATGGGCGGCGGGCAGATGGCCGCGGGAGTATCCGACGTTCAGGCTACCAAAACGCGCAAGGCTTTAAACGCCAAGATATCGCGGGCCAGGGCGATGGGTAAATATTTTCGCGAAACGGCGAAAAGTATACGAGAAGCCGCCGAGGAACGGAGGACGCCCACAAAGACCACGGAGGTGGCTGGGGAGACCGCTGTTAAGCCGACGGAGGGCACGACGCCCACTGAGGCGGCTGGGGAGATAGAGGCCGCTGAAGACGCGGAGAGCGACGGCGAACTGCCGGAGAATGTTCTCCACGAAGATCTGCTCGAAGATGGGTGGGTCCAGGCAACGACGGGCACAGCGACCGAAAAGACGCCGACGGAGGTCGCCGAAACCGTCCGAAGTAACGGCGAACTGGTCGAGAATGTTGCGGGAAGGTCTTATTACAAGGTGGTTTCCGACGATGATACAGAGGTTCGGGCATACGAAAATGGCGATGTTCTTCTGATGTATCCAGACGGCAGTAAAGGGTTTGGACGTGGCGGCGAGGGCGATTGGTATCGGCAGGAACCCGCCGATCCGGCCGTTAAAGACGCGATCGGGATGGCGAAAGCGGCGGTCAAGAGAGGCGATTCGACCGGAAAGATCAAAAAACTCGCCGAAACACTACGCGAAAGCGACGGAGACGAGGCCGCCGATGCGTTCCTGGGCGAGGCGGGAGAGCATACAGGACCGGATTCTCCCAGCGCCCAACGAAAACTCGGCGCCAAAAAGACCAAAGTGCAGGCCAAAAAGACCAAAGTGCAGGAAATAACTGCAAAATCGCCTGTGGCCGACATGGCGATCGAAGATCTGTTCGCCGAGGCTGAATCGCTGAAGATCGACCGGGGAAATCTGAACCATGCCGAACTGGTCGACGCGGTCGAGCGGGCCAGGAAGGGGCAGGCCGAAGATCAGGCCAAGACCGACGAACTGAAGGAATGGACACGGACCGCCCTACAACCAAAGGGCGGGGCCACGGCAGCCGAACCGGAAAGCGAACCGAAACCCGGCAAGGTCTCAGCGAAACCCCCCAAGGTTTCAGCCAAACCCGGTAAGGTCTCAGCGAAACCCCCCAAGGCTACCGGCGATCTTGCGGAAATGAGCTACAACGAGCTGCGGACGCTGGCCAGATCGCTGAGGGTTAGCGCCGCGGGGTCCAAGGAAGCGGTCGCCGACCGGATCCGGCAGAAACAAAAAGACGACGCGAAAAAGAAACCGACGGCGCCGGCGGCGAAAGAACCGAGCAAACATCCGATGCGAGATAAGTTCGAGGTTATCGCCCAGAAACAGGTAGGCGGTTCGGCGGCGGCCGACGTGATGAGGATTTGGGATTCAGTGGCCGCCGAATGGGCGAGACGGACCGGCGGGAAGGCCGAGGATTTTTGGGGCCAGGTGCTCGCCGACGTCCGCGAAGGCGGAGACGTCACCAAACCGCCAGGGCTGGATCAATCTGGACTGTTCGACCAGGGCGAGACCGATCTGTTCGGCAGGCCGATCGTCCGACCCATGGGCGGCAAACAGGAAACGCTCATAGGGACCGGCGAAATGACCGAACGGGGGGTCGGAGAAGTAGAGATCACCGACGAACTCGAAGCCGAGGCGGTCAGGATCGTTACGGCGTCCGGGTTCAAGATCAAAACGGCGAAAGAACTGCTGGGGGCGCTGAGAGCGAAACACAAGGCCGCAACCGATGCGATGTTCAATAAACCGACCGACCCGCTGCCAGAGGCCGGCGAGGCGCTGATCAGGGCGATCAAGGGCGGTACGCTGTTCCAGGGCGAACGAGGCGGGGTGCAGTTCATACGCGACGGGAAAGCGATCCTGAGCCTGTTCGAAAACGCCGACGTGTCTACGTTCCTGCACGAACTGATCCACATCGTGCGACGCATACCAAACTTCTTCAGCGATGCGGAAATAGCGATACTCGAAAAGTCCGCGGGCGTCGCCGGCGGGAAGTGGAACGTACCGGCCGAAGAGAAACTGGCAAAGGCCTGGGAAAAGTTCTTCATGACCGGCAAGGCGCCGACCGATATGCCAGGTCTGAAAAAAGTGTTCAAGAGACTCAAAGCACTACTGAGGAGACTCTACCAGGCGATCAAACATACAGGCAAAGTAACGCCCGAACTTCGAGCGGTGTTCGATCGGATACTCGGGTCGAACGTAACGCTCGAAACGGCCGCCGAAATGAAACGACGGCAAGTCGACGATCGAGCAGCGGCCAGGCAAGTCAAGATGCTCGAAGAGGCTATGAGGCTTCAGTACAACGAATATTACGGGCCGATCGAACTGGAACGGGAAGCGGCCGAAGGGGAAGTCGATAGCGGCGCCGAGCAGTACGGTCAAGATGCACTGCCCACCAGGTTCAAGGATAAACTGCCGACCGAACTGAAGGAAGCGATGTCAGGGCAGTTCAATCTGATGAGGCTGGTGTCGGTCTCTAAACCGGGCGACCCGGACTACGGGCAATCGACCGGGGCCGCCGACGCGCTGGGGACACTGGGGGCCGAAGAGTTTGTACGACGACTGGCGCTGATTGGGGCGGGGGCCAAAGGCGAAATAGAACGTATGGCCGAAAGGCTCGAAGCAGCCGGGGTGTCCGGAGAGTTCAACTACGGATCGCCCGACGTGGACGTACTGAATGTGGTCCGAAAATGGCGACTGCTAAAAGATATCAAAGGCGAAGGACTCGACGAAAAACCCTACCTCGGCGATGTCGAACAGCGGGTCCGAGAAGCCTACGGGCTCGACGCTGAGGCTATGCTGAAACAGGAGGCGATCGATGAAGCCCCGAGCCAACTGAGCCAGGGGCCTGTTGAACCTTGGGAAATGACGGGTGAGGAATTCGAGAACGCTGAGGATACCGCGTTCCACGGTACAAATCTTGATTTCGACGTGTTCGATCTCGACAAAACAAAAAAGTGGGGAAAGTTCGGCCTGTGGTTCGCCAAGGGAAAAGGCGCAAAGTCGTTTGCTGAATTGTTCGGCAAGAACATAAAAAGCGCGAAGGTCGTTTTGAATAGTCCCAAGAAAATATCGGCCGAGGTATGGGACGGCATTCGCCTGGAACACGCCAAAGATGAGGCGTGGTTTAGAAACTGGCGACGTAAACTGATCGCGGACGGATACGATGGCCTTGTCATTGAAGGCGAAACTGAAATGTTCGCCGGCTTTGAAGTTCACCGACCTATTGACGTCGCCGCTTTCAGTAACGATCAGGTGATGACGCATCGACAATTAGTGCAACGGGCTCTTTACGATGGGCAACCCGTACCCGACCGCGTGCTTGCCGAGTATCCTGATCTGGACCGACCGGAAGTGTTGTCCCAGTCGATGCGACGACCTGTAGGACGCAAGAAAAAGGAAAAGGTTTTTAGTCAGCCGGGTAAGTCGCAACGAGCCGAGGCGGCGAAACGAAACGCCGCCCGAGAAGAAGATCTCGTCAGTGAAAAGAAAGGGGCGATCGCCGGGCGAGTACTACGACGGATCCGAAAAGGGTTCCTGAACATCAGCGAACCGATGAAGAGAGTCGATATCTCGCTGGGGAAGGATGTGTCCGCCCGAACCATATCATGGGCCCACGAACCGGACGCCGGACTGATCGAATGGGAAAATACGCCGCTCGAAGACCTGGGCGTCGCCGGACCGGACGCCAACGAACTGGCCGGCATGAAGTACAACGAAGTAATCGAAATGGCCAAAGGAATGCACCTCGACACGCGAGGGTCCAAGAATATAGTAGCGGCTCGGATAATCGCAGACCAGAACGAGCGAGGCAAAGCCCGAGCACTGGCCGGCGGGTCGACCATCGCCGAGTACGAAAAGGAAATCGACGAACTGCCCGAGGCGTGGCAGACCGATATCAACCTGATCAGAGGCACGCCGGCGACGCCGGAAGGGGCGGCGCTCCAGAATGAGGCGCTTGGCGAAATACCCGACTATCTCAGACCGACCGGAGAAACGCTCAAAACGATATCAGACGAGATTTGGGAAGTGGCGCACGAAATAACAGACGGCAATATAGGGTACGTCGAGGGATATTACTACGGCGCGTTTGAAGATTCGGCGGACGGTTCTCGGACGGTAAGCTCGTTTATGAACTACTACCAGACAACAAAAAGAATGACCGAAAAAAAGGTCTGGCCAACCTACGCCGACGCACTGGCGTTCGGACTGAAACTCAAGGACACTAACCCGGTGACAAACCTGCGCCGCGAAATGGCCCAGGTCCTGAGACTCAAGGCCATGATCGAGTTCCGACAGTATCTAATAACGACCGGAGAAGGCAAGTACATCCTCAAACTCGGCGACGCGACGCCGGAGGAAATGGCGGGCAAGATCGGCGACTTCCAGGAAATCCACGATCCGGTGTTCCGAGCGTACACCGTACACCCCGACCTCGCGCATGTAATAAACAACCTGATCAGAGTCAACCAGGTGACGACCAACAAATATCTCCGCGGACTCAGGCACGTGGCCAACTTCGGGCGGGCGGTGAAGTTCGCCGGCTCGATCTTCCACATGAAAACGATCGCAATCCAGGCGCTGATCGATTCGGGCGGGTACGGTTCGTTCTTAAACCCCAAGAATATCGGCGATAACCTGGCTAACATAATGACGGTCGGGTTCAGGGACAATGACGTCGTATTCGCGACGCCGGAATATCAGAAGTATGTCAGGCTGGGCGGCGGGCATCACGGATCGGCCGAATACGAAGCGCAGGCGTGGATCGATCGGATGCTGTCGGGCCGGGACGCGTCGACGCTATGGAAGGTCGGACGACTCGCGCCGAAACTGGTCACCCAACCGTTCCGGGCGTATACCCGATGGATGTTCAATAAGTGGATACCATGGGTAAAATACGTCAAGTATATGGAAATGGTCGACCGGGCCGAACAGAAGCACGGTCGGGAACTGACCGACGCCGAACACGTCGAGATAATAAAGGAAGGGTCGAACTTCTACGGCGAACAGAACGAACGGATGTACGGACGATCGGCGGGAATGACGTCGGCGCTACGGCTATGGTTCTCCGCTCCGGGGTTCGGAGAAGGCAACTACCGCACCATGTACAAGGCCCTGACCCAAAAGGGGGCGGGCAGGTCCAGGGCGAATATACCAAACTCGCTGGGATTCACGTTCATGACCGCGTCGATCGCGACGTATCTGCTGACCGGACAACTGCCCGAACCGCCGGAAGACTGGGATGATGTGCGGGATCTGTTCAAGGTTAAGACCGGATGGCCGGACGCCAAGGGCCGAGAGATCATGATCGATCTGATGAGCTTCGATAAGGATTATTTCCAGCAACTCGTCAGGCCGGCCGGCTTGGCGCTGACGGGTTCGCCGATCAAGGGGCTTGGCGAATTTCTCTCCACGATCCCAACGCGACTGGGGCACATGAAAGCATCGCACCTGGGACCGATCGCGGATCTGTATCACCTGTCGTCAGGCGACGCGATATACGACTACTTCGGAAACAAAGTCTTCTACCTGACCGACCCGTTCACGATCAAACTCCAGAAACTCTCGGTTCGCTGGCTCCGTGAGTTCCAGCCGATATCGCTGAGTGTAGCTGAGAAGATGATCGGGCAGAGGGTGGCGCCCATAACCGCACTGCTGACCGCACTGCTGGGGATCCGGATGACACTGTCGGAAAAGGAACGGAACGTAAACGAGATCGCACGGGACGTTTGGGACGCACAGAGCAGGAAAGAAGATATGCTCTGGAATATAGTCAAAATGAACAAACCGTACGAAGCGATTCGAGACTTCAACGAAATGGTCGAACGGGTAAAGAGCCATCCGGACATTACCGACGAACTGGTCGAGCGGCTCGATAAACTCACGATCGATCCGGTGAAACTCGTCGCCAACAGGATAAAGAGACTCACCGTCCGAACGATCGACGAGAAGGACCGCGAACGGACAATTAACTGGCTCGATAAGATGGGAGTATCGACCGACGACGCCGAGGATAAACTCAACGCGGCGATGAGAGAGTCGTACAAGGATTCAAGACTCACACCAGGCGAGCAGAGGCGACGGATAGCCGGCAAGGTCGAACGACTCCAGGCCAGACTCGAAGGGACCGAAACAGCCGAACTGATGAGGTCGACGGTAGCATGGCTCAGTGAGAGGACATTAAGCGACGATAAGACCGAACAACTGCTGAAGAAACTACACGATCAGGGGATAACTACCTACGGAAAGGCGCGGATACTACTGTCCAGACATCATCGGAAAAGAAATTCGCAGAAAAAAACCGCTCGCCAAGCGGTCCGGAGACTGAGGGCCAGATTCAAAGAGCCCGAAGCGAAATAACACTGGCTTTATACACCTTTCCACACCTTTCCACACGTTTACGACTAACCGACGGGGCACGTTCGAAGGTCTCTGTCTGTAGAATTTTTGCGGGAATCCAGAAAAAGTATTAAGGAAAGTGTTGTTTTGATACGATACTGTGCGTAGAACATAAGCAGAAGCGAACGAAGACAACGAAAGGACCGATATGCACAACCGACCGGAACTCAATGCCAGGCTGCTCGAAAGAGCGATGATGAGGAAGGGATGGGGTATTACCGACGTCGCCGAGGCGTGCGGACTATGCTGGATGACAGTCAGCAGAGTTATGTCCGGTGCTACGAAAAAGCCGGCGTCGGTTAAGAAGGTGGCCGACGCCGTGGACGTTACAATGGATGAACTGATGGGGGCGGACGCGTGATTATGATGTGTGTGATAAATGAAAAATGCGGACTCTGCCGAGATTGGCTCGACGGCTACTGTCGCGGTATAGACACGCCGCCGGGCGGGTGCTACGTCCAGCCGGATATGATGACCGCCGACGATCGCGCCGAGGTCGGTAGACTTTGCGGCGAGCCTGCCGCAGACCAATGATGAATGCGGAATTCTGAATGATGAATGAACGGCAACAGCGAAAGGACACGACATGAACAAGGAATACACAGAACGCGGATTCAGGGTATACGGTTCGATAATCGACGGCAAAGGATCCAGGGTGTGGGTCCAGAAATCTTCGGCTGCTGATCGCCGGTCTGTTTGGATATTCTGTGAGAACAGCGACCCAAACTATGAATCGCCCCAGCCGCACCTGACTGTTGAGCAAGCGACTGAAATAATTGGTCTCTTGCAGACTTTCGTTGAAGAGACAATTATGAACGACGACGGCGCGGTCGACCGCATGGAAGCCGACCTGGCCGACGATCCGACAGCGGATTCCCCGAATGATGAACAGGCGGCGCTATGAGCCAACTTGAGTTAATAGAGACCGTCGACCTGGTCGAGGAACTTCTCAATCGATGCGATATCGGCGCTGTTGTCTTTATGAAGATCGGGGTCCAGGACAATACGAATCTCTATATCCGGCGATGGAAAGGCAACACGCACACAGTAATGGGACTCTTAACCGATATGCAGATGAAGGCAATGTTGTATTTCGAGGAAGTTGAAGAATCTGACGCCGAGGAGGATGAACTGTAACCAATGATGAATGCGGAATTCTGAATGATGAATGAACGGCGATAACATAAAAGGAAACGACATGAGATATATGGACATGACGCTCTACAAAGGACCGAGCTCCAGAAGGCGAGGGCGGTGGCCGCTGTCGGAACGGGGTACGGACGCCCTGGGGTTCCTGGCGATCGCGGTACTGGTCGTTTGGTTTCTAACTCTACCTCAACCCTGGGCGGAAAAACACGGAGAAACGGACAATGAAAGCGACAGCAAAATTATCGATCCTGTGCAGACGCGTATGGAACAAAATCAGAAAAGCCAAGGGCTGGCACGCGGGGGTAAGGAGAAAGACGCCGAAAAAACTCGTACAACGATTGATCGACGACGGCTGGTGGATCCTGGAACAACGGCTCGGCAAGGATCGGGAATCAAATTCCTGGCGACCGGCGCCCGGCGACGGGAAGCGGGCACGGCTCTACACAGATACAGCCGACGCAGAATTGGCGGCCGCATTACTGTCTCGGGCAGGACTCACCCAGTACCGAGCCAGGCCGCTGACGCAGTTGGACTTCACGCTGATTCGAACCAATGGGTTCTACGACGTATGCGGGTTACGGCGTACTGCCCGGGCCGATGCTGCTGCGGGCGGTACGCCGACGGGGTCACAGCGTCAGGGAAATCGATCCACTACAACGGAGGGAAATTCGCCGCCGGCGACAAAAAGTTCAAGTTCGGCACAGTCGTCAGAGTCCCGGGATACAACGGCGGACGCGCAATAGAAATTATCGATCGAGGCGGGGCAATCAAAGGCGATCGACTCGACCTGTTCTTCTCAACTCACAACGCCGCGATTAAATGGGGCAAGCAGTATCTCGACGTGCAGATTCGCCGTACGCAATAACAACCGCCCGCGACTTCCGCTTGCGGTTTAACAAGGAAAGAATTCGGTATGAAAAACAAGAAACCAAACGCACCGAAAAAAAAACAGACGCAGAAAATTGAAACCGACAGCGGAGTACTCCAGGATGTCGCGATCGACGAGATCGAACTGCTCGTCGCAAACCATCGCCAGACGATGGATCCGATTAAGCTGCGGGATCTGGCCGATTCGATCGCCGCGATCGGCCTGCAGCAGCCGATCAAAGTATGCCGAAACGACTCGGGGTACACGATGGTGTTCGGACACCGACGCATGGCCGCCGCGACGATGGCCGGAAAGACCGCGATACCCGCGATCGTGGTCGAAGGATGGACCGACCAGCAGATCGCCGAGGCCCAGGTGATCGAAAATATCCTCCGCGAAGATCTGAACCCGATCGAGGAGGCCCACTGCGTCCAGACCCTCATCGACGCCGATTCGAACTTCGACAAGGTCGCCTCGAAAATGAACAAGTCGATCGACTGGTGTCGACAGCGGCTCGACCTGCTGAGACTCAGCGCGAAGGTCCAGGCCCTGGCGGCCAGCGGCCGACTGCCGCTGAAACACGCCCGCCTGATCGCCAGGGTCGGCGATGCATCCGACCAGTACAACCTGGCGGCCGCCGCGATCGGGGGGATGGACGAAAAGAACATCGTCGGCGGCGACCACGTTATGCCGCTCGAAAGACTCCGCGACGAAATAAGCTGGATGCTCTGCAAGCTCGGGGCGGCCCGATGGCCCAAGGATGTCGAGTACGCCAAGAGACGGCCCTGCGACGGATGCGTCGACAACACCAACACCGAACCGGTCCTGTTCGACGGGATAACACTGACCAGCAAAAACGGAAACTGCACCAACCCCGGCTGTTTCGAGGCCAAGGCCTGGGCCTGGGAAAAAGACCCGGTGAAACTCGCCCGCGACGCCAAACGCGACGCGGCCAAAGCGGCCAAAGGCGGCGGCGCCGGTACTGAAAAATCCGGCGGCGCGTCGAATTCGCACGAATCGTATCAGGACCGCGAGAAACGGGTCGCTAAGCTGCGGAAGAAATTCCCCTGGACGATCGAACAGACTCACGCCCTGGCGATCTGGGAATACGGACGCGACCTGGTCGAGGCGATTGGCGTCACCATCGCGTGCGGCCGTGCCCGCGATGCGGCGCTGCTCGTCCTGGCGGCGCTGAATTCCAAGCCGAACTACCAGATGCTCCTCGCCCAGAGCACGCCGACACTGGAGAGCCTGGTCGACTTCACCCCCGGCGGCCTGAACGGCCTGGACGGCGTGATGGCCGATACGTGGAGATGCAACGCGAAGCCCGGCGACGATTACGGACCCGGGCTCGACTACGACGGGGAGGTCTTCAACGTCCCGCTGAATGGCAATATCGCCAACCGCATCGACGCGTTGGAAGCGATCGCCGCGGCGTGGAAGGTCCCCGACCTGCCGACGCGGCCGACGCTCGAATCGGCGACCGAGGCGTTCGCGACCCGGACGATCGTCAACGGCTCGCGCGACGAGGCGACCCGGGCGATCGCCGGATGCCTGGACGCCAGTTTCCTGGCCGACCTGCAGCTCGACGACTCGGCCGGAAAGACCGGCCATAAAAAACTGCCCAAATGGAAGATCAAGGCGATCGACCAGCGGCTCGTCGAACTGAACGCCGAATGCGACCACGCGCCGGCCCCGACGTTCGACGTCGATACCTGCGCGATCTGCGGATGCGACGACCACAACTCCTGCGACGGCGGATGCGGTTGGCACGACGACGAACACACCGTATGCACCGCCTGCGTCGACGGGATCCGGAACGGAACCAAGAAAGAGAAGGCCGGCATCCTTGCGGCGATCGCCAAGGCCCCGCTCTGGCTGCTGGACGATCTCCGCGTCGCGGGCCTCCGAGGCGACTGGCGACGTGCGGCCGTCCTGACGCAAATCGAAAAACTCGAAAAACTCGAAAAACTCGAAAAACTCGAACTTGAACAACAACCGGCAGTGATGAACGCGAACCGACAGTGATGAACCTGCCTGCCGGCAGGCAGGTGCTGAATTCTGAATGATGAACGAACGCCGCCCGCGACTTCCGCTTGCGGTTTAACAACTAGCCCGGCCCTGGGCCCAACAAAAGGAATAATGAAATGGAACCTATGACTATCGAAGAATTTTGTGCGTATCTGAGAAGTGAGATCGAGGGGACGAAATGCGTAATCGTCGGCGAACTGCTGAATCACGCAGATATGATCCGGACGGATAAGGACCTGATGCTTTCGCCCGGGAATATCCCCGCCGAACGCAGAGTCAACATGAAGGAGAATATCACCCTGGCGTTCCGACACCTGGAAGATGCGCGAATGAGGCTTGGTAAGGTGATGCAAGCCTACCAGGGCGGCGTCTCGATCTTCGACCGCGACGGTCAGACGGTCAGCGGACCCGAGAGCAAAACGCCGGAAGTCAGTCCCGACCGTCTGCTGGCGATCGCTCAGGCTTGCCACGAAGCGAATCGCGAGTACTGCATTTCCATCGGCGACCATTCACAACAGACGTGGAAGGACACGGCACAGTGGCAGAGGGATTCAGCCATCGACGGGGTCAAGCACGCCATCGCAGGCGACCGCACGCCCGCCGAACAACATGAGGCATGGGTCCTGGCCAAGGTAAAGGCCGGATGGACGTACGCCGCGGTCAAAGACGGCGAACTCAGGGAACATCCGTGCCTGGTCCCGTACGATCAACTGCCCGACGAACAGAAGAAGAAAGACGAAATTTTCCTGGACGTTGTGAATAACGGCATGTCCGAAGACGAATAGCAAAAGACCGGCAACTGGCAACTGGCAACTGGCGACGGCTAGAAACCAGCAGCCAACCAAACGTTGAACCGTCGCCGTTGTCGTCGCCAGTTGCCAGTTGCCAGTAACCAGTTGCCAGTCCGTTAAAACAGTCTTCTTCGCAACGCCGACAGGGCTAGTCGTCTTGTTCCAGGCGGCCGGATGGTCCGGCCGCCGCCCTGCCGGTGGAATCAATCTATTTGAGGTGCTAACGTGGCAGATAAGAAAAAGAATCCGAAACCCGAACCCGCCGACAAGAATCCCCAACCCGCCGACAAGAATCCCCAACCGCCGCAAAAGATGGTCGATCTCGATAAGTTCCGAAAGCTGCAAGAGTATCACGACAGCAATAGCAGGCTGATCGACGAAGTACTACGCACACGCGACATCGTGGACCGCAACAAGACTATTCTCAAAGAGTCCAAAGCCGTACACGAACAAGCGGTGTCGGAACTGCTGGCCGGCAGGAACGACGAACAACTCCCGCTACTCCAACTAGACGGCGAAACCGACGTCAAGATGGCCAAAACCAAACCGACGCCCTGGCGGAGTTTCCTGCTTACGGAACTGAGCGGCCTGGACACCGCGGTAGTCAACAAACTCCAGGAGAAGGGAATCGGGCACGCCGGTGACCTGGCCGACTTCCAGAAGGAACACGGAGAGTTTTGGGCACAGGAAATACCCGGCGTCGGGGCCAAGGCGCAGAAGGGCATCGAAGACGCGATGATCGAGTTTTGGGAAACGCACCCCGAAGCACTGGTCGAAACGGACCCCGGCAGGACCATCCGGATCGGTAAGAAAACCGAGGCGCTGAAGGCGATCGCGACGTGCGACAGTATGACGCTGCTCAAAGGCGAAGAAGCTACCGGCCTGAAGGAGAAGTGGCGGAAGTCAGCGGTATTCAACCGCATCGACGCGCTGATGAACAAGAACAGCAAACCAGGCGGCGATAAGCCTAAGAAGTAACGGCTTTTTTACCACCCTACTCCGCCAAGGCTACGAAGGGCGGCGGATTACACGGATTTCACTGATGAATGAGATGAAAATCAATGCGATCGCACCTTGGTTCGGCGCCAAGCGTGTGCTGGCTCCGACGATCGTCGAGGAACTGGGTCCGCATCGGGCGTATATCGAGCCATTCTGCGGATCCCTGGCGGTCCTGCTGGCCAAGCCCATAGCCGCCCAAGAAACAGTAAACGATCTGCATGGCGACCTAGTCAATCTGGCGATGGTCCTGACGTCGGACAGCAGCTCCGTACTCTACGAACGGTTGAGCCGGACGCTTATGTGCGAAGCGATACACCTGCAGGCCCGCCAACAGGTGCGATCCGAACCTTCAGGCCCGCCGACCGGTCCGCCTGCCGTCCAGGCCCGACACATCGACCGGGCCTACGACTTTTTCGTGATGTCCTGGATGGGGCGCAACGGGATATCCGGGACAACCGCGGCCGAGACCAATCAGAACATCGCCTGCAGATGGACGCCCGGCGGCGGCTCCGGGGGCGGGCGATTCGCATCCGCCGTCGACTCCATTCCGGCCTGGCACAACCGCCTCCGGTCGATAATGATCCTCAACCGCGACGGCTTTGAAATAATCGAGAAGATTGACGATACGGACGGCATGGCGGTATACGTGGATCCGCCATACCTGAAAGAGTCGCGATCGAGCGGAACGTACACACACGATTTCACTGATGACGATCACAGGCGACTCGCCAAGCTGCTCCGCAGGTTCAAGCGGACCCGCGTGGTCGTGTCGTACTACGATAGCCCGCGATTAGATGACCTCTATCCGCTCTGGACGATGCGACGATTCAATATTAACAAGGCGATCTCCATCCCGAACAACCGAGGCGGGAAACCGACCACGGCGCCCGAAGTGCTTTTAATGAATGGACCGTCATTGGCAAAGAATGACATGGAACCACTGTTCCAGGGAGAAACGGACCAATGAGAAAGCCGAGGAGAAAGCCGATGCGGAAGTCAATTCATTCGCCATTACCATGGGCCGGCGTATACGACGGACGGCTTGGCCGCGTTACGCTGCTCGATCGCGACTCACGCTTCATAACGGTCATCAAAGGCGACCTTGCGGTAATGAACGCGAAGTACATCATCGGACAGGCGAACCAGAACACGCACCGCCCCATATCGATCGACGAGTCGCAAGGGATCATCGACCGATACCTGGCCGGGGCAGGCGCCGGCAGACAGAAACAGGCTGCTATATGAGCAGCTCGCGAATATATGTCGGCGTTGACGGCGAAAATGTCAGCGTGATACGAACAAGCGGCGACCGGCCGATACCGATTATCGGATTGCGAGATCGGGTATTGATACCGGTGACGGCGCACCTGCTGATGACAGAGTACAGCATGATAACCATGCGCCAGATCGAGCGGATCCGAGAACTGCTGGGACTCGATGAGATACTGAGGATATATCCGGCCAAGGCGATGGTCGAAGGCGACTCGCCGCATCCGCAGATCGATGTGGTGTTCCATCGAATCAGACCGAACGGCGAACCGCAAATCATCCAGGCCAGCGGTACGGTCCGAACTTCGGTGATTGGTAAAAACTTTAAGCTGCTGGACGTGGTGGTTTGCCAAATGGTCGGACGGATGGCCAGACGTGTCGCGGAAACAGCACTGATCAAGGATATGAAACTATGAGCGATATTCAAAATCTTAAACATCAAATAGAAGCACTCAAGTTACAACTGGCCGACGAGAAACAGGCTAGTCTGCATTATCAACAGCAGGCCGTGAACATCGAGGCCGCCGCCAAGCAGATAGTCAAGGACGCCTACGCGACTCAGAGTAGACTTAACACCGAACTGGTCGAGGCGAAGAATCGGATAAACACACTGACCGGCGAGAATTTCGACCTTGCCGAAAAACTGCGAAGCCGTCGACCGAGGAAGGGGAAATCATGATGATTATGACTCGTTCAGCCGCGGACCGCTGGGGTATTGAGTGGCCCCCTGACGTAGCCCTCATGGAAACAGATATTCGCGGGCGGCGGATTGAGACCACCTGGTCGGATCTCCACGACCGCCGGCGAGAGCGGCAACGAGACCGACTGAGCCGCATTCGCCAGGTCCCGCCGCCGCGTCGGACGCCATGTTACGTATGGGTCGTTTACGTGCCCGGCTGGATATACTCCGGCTGGTGGTGCTACGTCGTCACGCTGCGAGATAGCATCGCCGTCAACTTTCAAGGTTTTGACCGAGAACTGGCACTGTCGATTATGGAGAGCGTGCCGCTGGGCATACTCCCGATCGAGGCGAACTTCGTTCGGTGGATGAAGGAACTGTTCAAACGCCGGCCAAGGAAACCAACGGGCGAGGACAAGCGAAAGGCCGCGACAATTATAGGCTGGCTCGACAACGACAGAAAGTTCACGCTCGGGAAACGCCGTCCGCTTGCGGTTTAACAGAACAATCCCGATGTACATCGGAATCCAATAACCAACGCGGCGACGGCATAAAGGAAAGGCGCATGAAGTTCATTAGTTTCTTTGCGGGTATCGGCGGCATTGACCTGGGGCTCGAACACGCCGGGCATGAATGCGTTGGGCAGTCAGAGATTGACCCCGATGCCCTCAAAGTCCTGAAAGACCATTGGCCGGACACGCCCCAACTTGGCGATATTAAGGAGATCAACATCGATGAAATCCCAGAAGCGGAACTCTGGACAGGCGGTTTCCCCTGTATCGACATCTCGACGGCCGGCAAGCGAGCCGGGATCCGCGGCCCCGACTCCGGACTCTTCTTTGACTGGATGCAAGCCGTTCGCGTGGTACGACCGAAACACTTGCTCGTGGAGAACGTGGCAGCGTTGCTTCATCGAGGGATGGGCGAGGTATGCGGAGAACTGGCCGAGAGCGGGTATGATGCGGAATGGGATTGCATACCGGCGTGTGCCGTTGGCGCCCCTCACCGCCGTGACAGAGTATTCATTATTGCCGACACCAACCGTGCGAGATTACCAGCGAGGATATTCCGCGAAGGCCCAACAATCGAGTTTGCCGAAGACTGTCGCACGAGCCTCGGGACGCACGTCGGGCGCTCGTGGGAAGCTGAGCCTGGAGAACGTTGGCTGGATGATGGGCTTCCCTCCGGGATGGCTGAAATGTCTTCTCGACTCTTCGGAAACGCCGTAGTCCCACAAGTAGCGGAATATCTCGGGCGGTTGTTGTCGGAGACGACAAAAGGAAATGAATTATGAATAACGGAAATGCCAAAGAACCTGCCGCGAGGAAGATCTTAACGGATATTCCCCCGGTTGAGATCGATACGACCGACGCTGTCAGGAAATTACAGTGGCAGCTCGATAACGTTCGGGCCGACAGGGACAAACTTGTCGCGCTGATTGAGAAGTCCGTCGGTGTGATGCACAAGACTTGGCATTTGATTCATATGAAGGAATGGGCGAAACTTGAAACCAATATGGCGGTATTCAAAGGCCGATTTGCAGAACCGGTCAATACGCTGAGGGGTCTGAACGAACCGCAAACCATAAACCCGCCCGAAGGGCACGATTCGCTCGATGAACTGTAAGCGAAGGACACTAAAACCATGATGGCGCAACATGAGATCGATTCGAAAATCAAAGACGCACTGCAAAAGTTCGGGTTCGGTAGAGAAGCACAATGCCCGGAACTCAGGATCGCGATCGCGGCGGTGCTACGCGAACTCACCGCCGACGATGTCGAGGTCCGCATAGCGGCCGGTGAACTGATCGCGGCGTTCCCGCCGGCGGTGGGCGAGGGAATCGACGAATTCCACATACCGGGCTATCTCGTCGAAAACCTGCGAAAAGCGATAACCGGCAGTGATGAATGAGGAATGATGAATGATGAATGAACGGCGACGGCGTGATTTAACCACGAAAGAACACATAGAACACAAAGAGAAAGGCAATCATGGGAAACGAGACAGAATGGATGGAAACGGGAAGAGGATGTTGAATGATTTCGCCAGTTGCCAGTTGCCAGGCGAAAGAAAGGAGCCGTCTAATGCCAATGGGAAATTCGAAGATTAACTACCGCAACGATCTGGTGACGCGGTACTATTCGTGGAATCCGGGCGGGTTCGGATGCGCCGAGGGCTGCGACGGATGCTGGGCGGCCAAGATGGCCAAAGGCCCGTACGTCAAGTGTCCGGACTGTCGGGCCTTCCGCGTGCACGTGCACCCCGAACGACTCGACCAGCCGGCGGAAACGAAGCGCCCGGGCCTGGTGCTCGTCAACTTCACAAACGATATGTTCGCCGTAAGTCGGCCGGCCGAAGATGTCGGCGCGATGCTCGAGGCGATGGGGCGAGCACATCAGCATAAATATATCATGCTCACCAAGCAGCCTCAGATTGCACGCTACATGCTCGGTCGGTACGTTTTCTCAGAGCCGGGGTTCGGCGTGAAGTTCAATACGCCCAACTGGTTTCTCGGCCTGTCAGTGTGCAACGCCGGGCAGGTAAAAAAGATCGGTAAGTTCCTGTCGATCGGGAAGACCGAACAATACGACGCTAAAATTCCAAAGTTCCTGTCGATCGAACCGTGCTGGTCGAACGTCAATATCCGACCGGTCGACCTGAAGCAAATGGCCGGCGTCATCGTCGGGCACGATAACAGACCGAAGGCGAGCGGAACCGATCAACTCAAGAATATCAGGTTCGTGGTCGAACAGTGCGCCGAGGCCGGTACGCCGTGCTTCGTCAAACAGATATGGCGACGGCCAGGACAACCGGGCTGGCCGCAAAAGAATCAGATCGAACTCATCACCGATCCGGAACGAATGCCGGAAGACCTGCAGGTCAGAAACCTGCCGTGGTCGACACCGGCTGACGATGAGACCAGGCCGACGAAGAAAGCCGACGTTCAAACTCGCATGGACTTTTAAGGAGCATGGAAATGGGAAAATCGAAACCTGTGGAACAATGGCCCGATGACGAGATCGTTCAGTTCGCGATGTTGGAGATAATGGGTCTAACGCCCAATAAGCTGAAGGCTTTCGGCTGTGCGTCCTGTATCAATAAATGCGAATGCGGAGACGATAGCCTAATATGCAGGATATGTACGAGTAGACAGAACTGGAAGTATGATCCAGAATACTTCGACCCCTTCACCGCAAAGGGGATGCTGCTGGTGTTCAATGCGATGGCCAATATAGACATGTTGTACTGGGAGATTAGCACTGGACCCGACACCTGCGTCGTAACCGCTCGGATATTCAAGGCGGGAAAACTGCACCCGCTCGGAGTTGGGAAAGGAACCGCCCCGAGGGCAATAGCGATCGCCGCGATTAACGCCATCAGGAGATCAAAGCAATGACCGGGAACCGGGAACATATAGACGGGCAGATACAGATCGCTCAAATGGCCTGGCGACGCCGGATGATGAAGGCCGCGGACTTCCGAATGCAGGTCTACGAACTGGTGACCGGCCTGCCGCGGACGACGCCGGGACCGCTCATGCCGGGCGTTGTTGAAAAGGCTCGGGAGGTCGTCACGAAACTCAATCGGCGAAAGGCAGTTCCGATTCTGGATTGCCAGTTGCCAGTCACCAGTTGCCAGTTGCCAGGAGCAAAGCGACATGAGAGCGATAAAAAAACAGACGATAATGAATCGAGAGAAGTTCAGGCGGATGATAAGGAAAAAATCGTTCGCCGAACTGGCGAAATTGATACGGGCCAACTCGATCGCGATTGAAGAGTCCGCAAAAGATGCTCAAGCACAATACAAAATGGCGATCGAGGAACTGGCGGACGCCGCTGCCGATGCACAAGTATTCTCTTTGAGAATGACCGATTGCCTCATGGAACTTATGGGCCGACAGGGCCAGGCGATGCAAAACGCAAAGACGCCGAGGTCCCGAACAAAGAAATTCAACATTACGCGAGACGAAATGATCGCCACGATCCGACGATGCGACGGCAACGTCGCCGCGGTGGCCAGGTCGATCGGATGCTGCGGTATGACAGCCTACAAGATGGTCAAGCGGATGGACCTTGCGGCGACCGTCAAGGCCGCTCAGAAAACTCGATAACACAGTTGGAACAGAAAGTAAGACATGGCCAATGAACAGGTTTGGCAGGTGACGGATTGGAAAATCCTCTACGAACCCGACGATGTGAAACGAAAAGGGTCCAGATCGCCGCTACAGTATTTGAAATACTTCGTACGCGGTGATAAGGATATAGATCGACAGCATATTGACGCTGTCAGACGCGATCTGATCGCCGCCGGCGGATTCAAGCTGATGGCGATATGGCAACTGATGCTCGCCGTCGCGGGCGACCGATCGCACTTCAGAGGATACTTCCTGTCGCCCAGGTTGCCCAGGGCGGCCACAAACAAGGAAATCGCACAGATGATCGGCCTGGATGAAATCGCCACTGGAGACGTCCTGTGGGCGATCTGGAACCTGGCGGAACTCGGACTGATCGAAAAAGTCGATCTTGTCAAGGTCTTTGAGATAACGAAAGAAGATGGTTTGTCCGAAATCATCTATCTCTCGACCGGTGAAGTGGTTACGGACGTGGCGGAAATTTCCGGAAATTTCCAGAAAATTCCAGAAAATTCCGGACGTGTTACGCGCGGGCGCGCGCAACAGGAACGTGAACGTGAACGTGAACGTGAACTGGAACACGAACCCGAACGCCCTGCCCCTGTGGTCAGTGCTAACTGTAAACAGGAACAAAAAAAACTTGTAAGGCCTACACCCCCAGCAACCGGGGAAGAAAACGGCGAACAGATGCACAGAGACAACGAAGAACACAACGGCAACGGCAACGAAGAACACAACGGCGACGGCGAACACAACGGCGACGGCGAACACAACGGCGACGGCACACCCCCCGGGACGGACCCGGCGGCGACTGGAGGCATTGAATGTCACAGTCCCCCGGGCCGTCCGGATGGGGAGGGGAAGGGGGAGAGCACCCGGCTGGACATGACGCCGGACGCCACGCCGCACCCGCCCTCGCCAAAGGCTTTCGCCATGGTGATCTACGAGGCGATCGGATGGTCAGCCAGGGATCTGCCCGATCCTCGACACAGGAACAAGGAATATGCGTGCTACGGCAACAAGTGGGAACAGTACCTCGATGAGGCGGCCAGGCTGGAACTGTCGGATGAGACGATATGCGAATTCGCCAATACTCGATGCCGAAAGGCCGTGCACCTGACGCAGATTGATGTCCGGATCAATCAGGACGACCTGGTCAACCGAACGCCGCACGAGGCGACGGTGCTGGCCAGGGTCCGTATCTGGATGAGCGAATTTTCGCATCTGCTGCACAAAATGAGCAAGGCGACGCTGTAGAGGCGGTGGGTTATCCCTGGATGTGGCGAAAGGGAAGGATCGGACGGCTGTGTTTCTGATGATTATTCTCCCTGACAAGGCCGGCGAGATGATGGTGGATCTCAGCGGCGAACAACTATTGGAACTCGGGCATGCGCGCATAGATGCGGGCCGGGCGATGATCGAGAACGGCGAAGCATGAAAAAGAAAACGAAATTTACCATGTTGAGGTCGACAGTGACCAAATTGACCGCCCGCCTTGACGAGCCGGGGAATAAGGGGGTTTGGCCGCCGATAAAATAAGTTGAATAATATCAGATTACTGTTGACATTCATATTGGACAGTGCTATTATATGAGTGTGATGACTAGTCAACCTAAACAATCAAACACAGCCCGCCCTCTGGATCAGGTCTTTCGACTGGTCATCACACCAGAGGGCCGGCTATTTTTTTGGAGTAGCACCATGAACCAGACGGCAACCACAACCAAACAGATTGTCCGATTCGACGTTTTCACCCGCAACAATTACACCCAGACGGACCGCCAGCGCGATTGCGTGTCCTACCACCCCCCGACGTTAGCGGGGCTGGCCGCCGCGTTGGATCGAGCTCGTCTCGATGGTATCGAACAACGCGGTTACAGTGGTTCGGGCGCCGGGGCATGGGTCGAGGCGGTTTTCGATGTCGATGTCGAGGATATCAATGTTCGCGTCGACGGCATCAACTCGCCGGTCCTGGCCGCGTGCTCGCCGCTGGAGGTCGGCGCCTCGCGATTGGCCCTGGCCCGCAGAGCCGGACGACTGGAGCGAGAGCGGGCATGGAATGGCAATAATTTCGTAACTGTGGGGGCGGACGCCACCCGCCAGCTAATCGAAACGCTGTACGACGCCAACCACTAAAAAAATCTGTAAAGTCTCAACTGTGATTAGCCGATTGGCCTTGTATGAACGCGAAGGATCGCAAACACAAAGGCGCCACGCCGAAAGCAAAGAAGTCGACCCCACGGATGCGGCCGGCTTCTTCCGGTAAAACCAAAATGCCGACGAAGAAAATAGCAAAGAAAACGACAGCCAAAACCAAACCAAAACGGGTAAAAAAAAAGAGAAGCCTGTATTAGTAGAACCAGAGACACTTAATCCGACGACGGAGCCACAAAATGCGTTTTCCGCAATTACCGCACGACAACAGCTTTTCGTACTAAACTACTGCGAACATTTCATCGGGGCAAAGGCTTATGTACAAGCAGGTTACAAGCCCAAGGCATCGGACGCGGGCGCGTCGCGTTTGTTAAGAAATGTTAAGGTTCGAGCGGCAATTTCAGAACATCTCGCCGATAATGGGGTCGAGCAACGAAACGTCGAACTGGCGATCGCGAGGATAGCGCTTGGCATCGACATGGCCGACTTCGAGCCGTATCTCGATGGTAAAAAAACACTGGGCGAGTTGAGGGCGGACGGTATCGATACGAGTCTGATCGAGAGCGTTACGGATATAATCACAACAAAGACTAACAAGGATGCCTCCACAACGGTAACCCGCCGGCGGCGAGTGAAAATGTTTAATCGGTTGCAAGCCCTGGGCCTGTTGGCGAGAGTGTTCGGAATGGTGGTCGAGAAACATAATCTTCGAGTTAATACAGACCCATCGGCGCCCGGACTGCTGCTGACCAGTCAGGGGATGCGGGAGATGAGCGATGAAGACCTTAGCCGACTTGCGAGGACAGCTGGTCTTACCGACGATGGTACTGGGGGTGACGGAGAGGATGGCGGCGCGGTGGGAGATAGCACGCCGTGACCCGATAGCGTTCCAGCGGTGGTTCGTATACACCTGCGACCAGCACGAAAAAGACGACGACCCATGCAAAAAGTTCCCATGGGACCGCCGATACCTCCAGTACATGACGCGACTCTGGCAGGTGAATCTATGCCTGAGCATACTCAAGAGCCGGCAAATGAAAATGACCTGGCTGATGGTTATTCTCGCGCTGTGGGATGCGGTGTTTCACCGGGGCCGGCTGATCATGCTGCAGTCGAAAAGAGAGGATGACGCCGTTGGCGACGAGAACAGCGGCGACGGGCTGCTCGGACGCGGCAAGTACATAATGAACCATATCCCGTTCCAGCAAAAGCTCGTACCCGACTACGATCCGGCCGGTAAGATGATCAGAATTCGAGGCGATGTGGGGTCCACGCTCTGGGCGATTCCACAGGGCGCCGCGATAATCAGGCAGCGAACGGCGTCGGGGATACTCTCGGATGAATCAGCGTTCCAGCCAGAGGCCGGAGACTCGTACACAGCAGCTCGACCGTGCATTAGAGGCGGTGGATGGTACGTGCAGCTCACAACGCCCGACCTGGCCGACGGTGGCCACTCGCGACGACTACACGAGGATCGACTCGACGATGAAAATTGATGTAAATGGACATTGCGGCGAGGATATGCATATCGCCATCGGCGAGCGAAGAGTACTCATGTCCGGGATGACCGTCAGGGGTAACGGCAATACGTTCGTCGCGGTCGACCTGGGCATGGAGGCCGACCCCAAGACGTTTACAAATGAGGTTATCGCGTCGGAGGAGGCGGCTCTGCCGGGTTGGCGGTTCAAAAAGGAATATCTGCGCGACTGGGACGCCCAAAACGGGTCGCCTGTTTTCGACGAGCAGTGGATCGACCGGCAACGCGGGTATGCAACGAACCCGGTGATGCTGATGGACATCCACAAAATAACCAAAAACGGAATCGCCCAGCGAAACTCGCTCGGTCACTACAAGTACATGCTCGTCGAAAAGAAAACAGGACGACTCAAAGTGTTCGTCCCGCCAAACGTGGAAGACGACCCCGACCTGGCCGGACTGACGAACCTGCCGGAAATGAGACAGCGAACGTACGGCGCCGGTATGGACGTGGGCGAGGGGGTTGAAAAGTCAGACTCCACGATCTCGGTAATGGCCGCGGACACTCGCGAGATCGTCGCCACGTTCGCCTGTAATACGATCAGGCCGGGACTGCTGGGCCGATTCGCCGTCGAGGTGGGCAAACACTACAACAACGCCCTGATATGCTGTGTGAGGAAAATGCACGGGATGACGGCGCTACGTGCGATCGCAGACGTCGGCTACCCGATGATATGGCGGGCGACTAACCCCAAACGCGGACTCAGAGAAGTAAAAATCAAAGACCTCGGCTGGCCGCGCGGTGAAATAACGTCAGACCTGCTCGTCGGGCCCTGGGTGGACGCGCTGGAGCAAGGCATACCAATCATTCGATGCCTCGAAACGACCGAACAACATCGACAGTACATATACGACGAACGGGGCAAACCATGCCACCAGCGACTAAAAAGCTATACGCCGGAAGTACGCGAAAAGCACGGCGACCTTGTGATTTCCGCCGCTTTGGCCTATCGTGCGTGTATCGATCTGCCGAAGTACAGAGTATTAGAGAAACCGCAAACGCCCGAAGGGTCCGCGGCGGCGAGACGGAAGATTCGAGAAAACCTTAAACAGAAAAAGGCTCGCGACGGATGGTAGTAGCCACGCAAGAAATACGGACCACCAGCCGCGTCGACCCCAACGCGGCCGGGCAAGATGAAATAATCCAGGACACGCGGTCGGGGGACCAAAAGAAACACGCCGCCGACGGCGTCGGCGTCCAAACGTCGAACACCGGCGGACGGCCCGAAGCGCAACGGCTACTCAATTCCATTGTCTTCAGCGAGAAACGACTGCAACCTCACCGATCGCAACGCACGCAATTCATTCGCCAGTACGCCGGAAGCAACTACGGACAACAGGACGTTTCGATCAGGGATCCGCTAAACCTGGTCTATTCGCTCGTAGCGTCATTTGTGCCGGCTCTAAGGTTCGCGCCCAAGGCGACCGTGGCAACGATCGAAGGGAACGCCGCGTTCGCCGAAACGTTCAGACTGGCGATCGACGATGAGCTTTCGCAAATCAAACTCGACGAGTCAATCAGCGAAGCGGTGCTCGACAGCCTGTTCGGGCTCGGGATAATCAAGACGGGCCTGAAGGCAATGCCCGGATTCTCCGATAAGTACGATCTGATCCCCGACGCGGGTACGATCTTCAGCGAACAGGTCTCGTTCGCCGACTACATCATCGATATGACCAGCCGAAAACGACGCCTGGCCCAATACGAGGGCGATCGGTTCTTCCTGAGCGAAGATATCGCACGCGAATCAGGCATGTTCAACGAAACCCAAATTCAACAACTTCTCGCGCCAATGCGAAGCAGATCGGAACTCGATACCGGCTACTCGGCGGGCGAGGGGATGGCCAGCGACCAGGAGTTTATCAGGCGCCTGGAACTGGTTAATGTGTTCCTGCCCGGCAAGCAGCAGGTGGTGACCATCCCGGGCGATGTCCGGTACATCAACGCGGGGTTCCTCAATCAGGTCGATTGGGAAGGCGATCCGAGCGGTCCATACGATGTGATCGGATTCAACCCCGTACCGGATAACATGCTGCCGGTCCCAGTTGTCGGGGCCGTGTTCGATCTGTACACGCTACTCAATAAACTCGGACGCAAAATCGGACGGCAGGCCGACAGGCAGAAAGATATCGCCGTCGGTCAAAAAGGACGCGAGGAAGACGCACAGGCGATCAGAACGTCAGACGACGGCGATATCGTGCTGATCGATGAACCGACCAGTATCAAAGAAGTGTCGTTCGGAGGGGCGAACGAATCGAGCTATAAGACCGTCGCATGGCTCGACGATTACGCCAATACGATCGCCGGTAATCCTAACCTGATCGGCGGGGTCAACGCCGACTCCGATACGCTCGGACAAGATCAGCTCAAAATGAATAACGCGTCCGGACGAATAAACGACTGGCTCCGAACCATCCGGAAATGCAGCGAGTCCATTGTAAAAAAACTTGGCGGGTACGTCTGGACAGATCCGAACAAACGACGAACGCTCACGCTGAAAATCGGCGGGGACGTTAACGGATTCAAAGTTACCCGGATATGGGACCCGACCAAACGAGAAGGCAGTTACCACGATTACACCGTCGGCATCAGTTCGCACAATCATCCCGAGATGTCGCCCGAACAAGAGTACACCCGCATTAACGCCTGGATCCGAGATGTGCTGTCGAATCCGAATATGGTTATCGCGGCTCAGCAGCAGGGCATGACGCTGAACGTCGAACGGATAGCACAGATCACCGGCGAACAACTCGATATCGAAGACGCCGCGAATATGTTCGTGCCCGTGGAACAAATCGTAGAACAGAAACAACCGATCCGGTCAGGCGGGCGGGCGGGGTCAGGGGCCAAAGTAGATAACTCGACGAAGATAAGCACATTCCGATCACCGTCCGGTCAGCGACCGGGCCGACAGCAAGCGCCAACCAATAACAACGAACAAACACCCGCATCAACGGAATCCGCCCCGACCGGCGGGGATACAGGAGCATAACACATGCCCAGAGCACGACCCATACCGACCGGTAATGAATACACACTCGAACGCCTGGGCGAACTGCGCAGGGAAGCGGCGCTCAATGGCGATAAACAATCAGCAGACGCGCTGACAGACAAGATCAAAGCGGCCGGCGGAACGGTTCGCACCAGCGAAGTTCCCGAAAACGAAACAGTCCTCCAGCGATACGAAAGGCTCCGCGAAGATGCTCGCGACGCACGAGACCAACAGACCGTCGTGGCGCTGAGCAAACGCATCGCCGACGAAAAGGAACGAATAGCCGCGGTCCCGAAAACCGCATCCGAAGAAGCCGCCGCCAAAACGAAACAGGACGACGGCGAGCGGAAACTCAATAGCGGTCGCGCAACGCCGGACGCACAAACGATGATCGAAAAACTGGGCTTCGAACGGGCGAATATCCGCGTACCAGAGGGCGGGAAGATCCGCGTCAAGGATGTTCGGAACCATGAGGACCGCGTAAAAGCCGCCCAGGCGCACGCCGGCGAGGCCGCCGAGGCCGCCGAGGCCGGGTGGGACGATGGAGTGATCAACAGCGGCGAAGCCACAGACGACGCTTTGGCGATGATAGGCGGACTTGGCTTCGAACTGGCGGATATCATTGTGCCCGATGGCGGTAAGGTAAGCCTGAGCGATGTCCGAAATCATGAGGACCGCTTAAACGCCGCCGAGTCAGTTCAAGACGAGACGGACGATGAGTCCGACCAGATTGGGGTAGACGAGGAGTCTGACGACCATCCTGGCGGCGAACCGGTCAATAGCGGCAACGCCACGGAACCCGCCGAAAAGATGATAAAAGAGCTCGGCTACGATATCCGAGACATACCCTCCGCATCTGGCGGGAAGGTTATCAAACCGGATGTTGTGGCGTATCAAGCTTCGATTGCCGAATAGATAACGTAGAACGCTCTTTTTTAAAAAAACTGAATAACAATACAGCCAAACGAGTCGGACGTGCGACGGTGCGATCGATGAGTTTTAACTCGAAGCGCCTCTAACCTGCTAGCAGGAGGTTGGAGGCGCTTTTTGTTTGGTCTAACGACGCGAAGGAACCGAATGCCCACTTACGCCTTCCAATGCGACTGCGGTGAGACAATAGAAGAGTTTGTCCCCATGGCCAAGCAGCATCAAACAAAACTATGCCCCAACTGCGGTAAACGGGCGAAGCGAAGCTTCAAGAGGGCGGCCATGAACGCGAGCTCAGGCATGAAACGGTCCGCCATAGCCGGATGCGGATTCGGGCAGGAAGAACAAGGCAATCGTGACCTGGCCAAAAGGAACATAAACGCGTACTACGAGAAGGGCTCCGGAGATCTGGTGGCGAATAGCCGTAAAGATTTCCTGGCGGCCGTCGGAGCACGCGGAATGCACAGTAATACCGACGCCCCTATCGGCAGGGTAATGGCGGCGAGCCGATAAGAAAACATCGCGAGGACGTTGTTCAATAAAACAAAATAAGGACTTTACATATTATGGCAACAGCGACAAAAGAAAAAGAAACTACTACCGATGACGCGACCAACGTCGCCGCAGGTGGTGCAGATGCCGATCAGAGCAGCGATGCCTTTGATCTCGACGCCGGTCAAGCGGCGGTGAAGAAGTTCGCCGCGGCCGAACTTGCGGAAAGACAAAAAGCTTCAGGCTCTGACGCGGCGGACAGCAACGCCCAAAGCGATGTAGAAACCGAATCGGAAGCGGAAACGGAATCGGAATCGAAAACATCGGAAGCTAAAGCGACAGCCAAAAAGGATGACGCCACGGACGACGATGGCGCGGTTGAACCCACGCCCGCTCAGGTCCACCTGGCCCGACAAGTTGGATACACGGCTGAAGAAATATCGGCTGGACTAACCGAATCCGACTGGAAGGCTATCGACCGAGTGGCAAGGGGACAATCACGCCTCCAAAGTCGGAAAGGCCGGAAACCCGACCAGGGCAAGAAGCCCGCAGAAGCCGCTAAGACCGGCGAAGGCGAAAACGCGACCGGTGCGGAATCATCCACCGGCGACGATAACGCGTTCTTTACCGATGATATGTGGGGCACGGCTGAAGGTGCGCAAAAGATGAATGAACTTCATCAGATGTACACCGAACAACAACAGCAGTCCCAGCAACAAGTAAACGAAAACGAATCTCAGACGCAAACGATGCTCGACGCGGAATTCGATAAGCTGGATCCGGAAATCTTTGGCGATTACATGCCCGGCCAAAGCGCCGATATCGAGGTCGGTTCGCCGGCGGACGATCGACGCACTGAAGTTGTCGTTATGGCGACAGCCATCCAGAACCAAATGAGTGATGTAGGAAAGAAAATCACCATGGGCGTAGCTATCGAAAACGCGCTGTCGATCATCGCAGCCGATGAGGTTCAAGCAGTCGCCGCAAAAACTCACTCAGACGCGGCCCGCAGGCGAGGCGGGCAGCGAATAAACACGCCGTCAGCCTCGAAGAACAAGACGAGTCGCGTATTCAAAACACGCGAAGAAGCGGCCGGGGCGGCCGCATTCGCAGCCGTAAACAGCACTGATTGAGCGATTGGGTAAAAGGCGACGAGAGGTTTTATTATGACTATTGGAATTGACATGGATCCGGTCGTTGAGTCTCAGGACGCGTTCGATCTCCTGAAAGTCACGCTCCGGAATTACCCCAACCGCGGTGAACTGACCGTGCTCCAGAAGAAGCACACCTACCCGGTTATGAACCGATGGTTCCGCGACGATAAGAGAATCATCATCGCAGGGACCGCGATCGCCGAAGAAATCATGATCGACGAAAACGGTTCGGCCAAAATGGTCAAGCCGTACGCCACGCACGAAGGAAACACCCGCGACGTGATGGCCCGGTTCCAAATCCCGTTCCGCCTGGCTCAGGCCGATTGGGCGATGGACAAGACCGAAATCCTGCGCAACGGGAAAAGCGAGGCCGGATTTATCCAGCTTTGCAAGCTCATCAAAATCCGCAGGGCGCCGGCCGATCTGTCACTGGCCAATCTGCTCGAACGGCAGGGCTGGAACACGCCGCTGAGTTCCGCCGACGACGAGAACGCGCACGGTATCCCGTTCTGGCTCGTACCGATCACGTCGGCTCAGGTGGCCGCGGGGCTCGGTGGCGATCATATCGGGCAGAATCCCGTTGGATTCTCCGATACGGCCGGTATCGACGCGTCCCAGTCCAAGTACGAACTGTGGCGCTCGTACTGCGATGTCTGGGACAACAACACACCGACCACCACGGACGACGACGTTCGCAAGATGACGCGAATGCACCGGCGCCTGAGGTTCGAGGTCCCGATGAACGCACGCGACTGGGAGCAGGAAAACTTCCAGGAGTTCGAGGGCTACGTCTCCGAGGCCAGGTTAGAATCGTTCGAGGAACGCGCCAGGGCGAATAACGAGTCCCTGGGCGCCGACCTGGGCAAGTTCTGCGGACAGGTGACTGTAAAGGGCACGCCCCTGCGCTGGGTCGATACGCTCGACGACGTCGCGTCCGATCCGATGTACCTGATCAATCACAATCACTGGAACGTGTTTGTGATGGAAGGAGACAACTTCGCCGAGACGACTGTCGCGCCTTCCCGCGAACAGCATCGAACGAACACCACGTTCATCGACTTGCAGTTTAATTTCGTAACGATGAACAGGCGTATGGCCGGCGGTCGCATCGATTACGTCGTATAGTCCCAACGGCGGTAAACGTCAGTTGGATTTGTTCTTAAAAAACTCGTGTCCAGGGTCGCCCGGCCGGTCAGCGACATCCCATCCTGACCGGCCGGGTCCGGACCACAGAAGATTTTTTCAGAAAGAGGTTATATCATGCCACAGAGTCAATTTTATCATAAAGGCGCGTTCCGCGGCATCGATCTGCCGATGTTGCTCATGTCGCCGCGCAACGCTATCGTCGACTTCGACAACTTCACGCAACTCCAGGTCACCGACGGCAATACGCTCGGCGGTTACATTTCGACCGCGGACGCCGGCGGTACGCTCATACAGGAGTTCCAGGACCCCGGCATCGCCCTGCAGATCGGAACCGACGGCGACGACAACGATGGTTCGTTCCTCGGTCGCCAAACGGCGGTAGGAGCGTTCGACGTGTCGCTGAATTCGAATCGCAGGGTCGCGTTCGAGTCCCGATTCAAGGTCGTACAGGGCGCCGAAGTCGCAATCTTCGTCGGTCTGGCCGAGGCCGGGCTCGATCAGGATCTGATCGTCGACTCCACCGGCGCGATCGCCGACAAGGATGTGATCGGATTCCACTGCCTGATGCACGCGACGGACGTGGATATCGACGGCATCTATCGCATCGAAGGCGGCGACAAGGTCGTCGGCTCCGAGAACATGAGCGAAGACGCCGACGATGCGTTCCACACCTACGGCTTCCAGTTCGACGGGGCCAAAACGCTGTATTGGTTCTACGACTATAAACAGATCGGAGAATCGACCCTCGTGGCCGCGGAGTTCGCAGACGGCCAGGCCCTGACGCCCACGTTTGCCGTAAAGACAGGCGAGGCGGTCGAAAAGGATCTGACCGTATGGTCATGGCAGGCAGCCCAGTTACTGCTCGAATCCGACTAACCCGCGATGGTCCGCGATGCGATCGACCGCGGTCGGTGTTGTAAAGCCCGCCGGCCGCGGGTCGATCCTTTTGACGTTGACGCCGACGTTGACGCCCGGAGACTTTTTGAGACTTTTCGAGACTTTTTGAGACTTTTTGAGAACAACCATGGCCGAACCAACCGCATCACTATCGTATCGAGATCTCACGCTCGAGGTCGCGACACGCAAATACATGGGGATCCTCAACGTCCGGGACTGGCCGACAGAAACGGAAATCGCGACGGCGACCTGGGCGGGGCACACAACAGCACAAATCGACCAGGCGGTGATATACCTCAACGACGCCAAGTCGATCGCGGACGCCGCCTACAAACGCATCCTCGCGGCCCACACCTGGGGATTCCTCACCAAACGGACCACTCTCACCGGATGGGTCACCAATACCGAAACGGCTGTCGGGGTCCCCACGTACGCCGACCCGGTCTCCACGATCGTCGTGGACGCTGATTTGTTCCTCCCCTCAATGGTGGGGTCGGTAATCACGTTCGGGACGTCTGAGACGACCTGGACGATCGCTGAGTACGTGTCGGCGACCAGCGCCCGAGTCACCGGCGACGCGTCGGGGGAAGTCGCCACGCAAGAAATTACCATCACATCGACCGGATACCAGCGACTGCCCGACGATTTCTCGGGCGAAGTGGTCGACGAAAAGTTCTATCGCAATCCGGACAGTAACGGGCCGGCGATCGACGAAACGACCATGAGCGAGATACTGACCAAAAGGGGACTGACCGATCTCACACATCAAAACCCATGGCAGTACGGGCTCGAAACCGTCCAAACGGGCGGATTCACGCGATGGAACGTGTGCTTCTGGCCAGGATGGTCGACCGACACCCTCCTGCACTACCGATACAAAGTGCAGATCGACCTGCTGACAAGCGCCAGCGTCGACGGCGACGACGTTACAGATTACCCGCTGGGCGGGGCGAACTTCTCAACGGCTATCAGAGAAGCCTGCATGGCGATCCTCGAAGAGAATCGAGGCTACGATAAGGGACCGGCCCATACCACGTACAACAACGAACTGGCGATCGCCATCAGACAGGATGGAAAGAACAAACCAGCCAACCAGGGCTATAACAAAGATGATTCCGACCGCTCCGCATACCCGCGGAGACACGAACCGGGAATCGTCACGTACCAATAAGGGCCAGAACAATGATCAGACCAACAGATGAACGAGGCCAGGAATCCCCGGTAACCGACACCCCGCAACTGATTACTATCGGGACCACGCCGGGCGGATACTCGATGATCAACGATGGGCCAGCCGAAATCTTCTACCGCAAAAAAGACCCCGAAGTCGCGATGAGCGGGACGGCGGAAGAAATAATCGTCGCGGCCACCATCGGCGGGTCAAGATTGAAGATCGGCGAAATCCGCCGTTTCGCCGCTGGAATTACGCTCGAAGTCGCCTGCGCCACCGGCCTGACCGCCACGCTGCGGATTGCACCCGGCGACGCCGAAACCGGGACCGGCACGCTGGAGTCGATCCTCGCCGCCCTGGGCGGTGGTGATATTGGCGATGCTATGGACTCTGAGTCGGTGGACCTCGACGCCGGTGCTGCGCAAGAAGTAATTGCGGCTCCAGCCGCCGGGCACCAGCTCTGGATTTACGGTTACGAAATACATGCAAATGTTCAGGGATCATATCAGTTCTTGTCGGACACAGATGAGAAGACGGGGACAATGCCAGTAGGTGCTGGCGGTGGTATGGCCAGAGACAGCAAATATCCGATTTTCAAGTGCGGAACTGCGGAGGCTTTGAACATCACGGCAGTTACGTGCGCCGCGGACGGCATTGTGACCTACAGAGACGTGACGGTGTAAAGGAGCATAACATGGCAGACACAAAAATGAAAGTTACAGGCCTGGCTTTGAAAGCCCTTAATCCGAAGGCTGCGAACAAGTTTGAGACGAATGGCGTTGCAGGCCGGGTCATCAATCGTGACGCTGAGACTGACGGCGCCGGTACTGCCGAGGTGCAGCTAGTCCACCCTGACGGGACGATCACGAAGCTGGCCGATGTGACTATCCCGACGCTGCCCAAGGGCGAGAAGATGTCGCTGCGGGTTCGTATCTGTGCAGGCATTCGTACGGCTGCTGCTGAGGTTGACGAGGGCGCGTTGGAGAGTAAGTAATGGCTGGTTATTACTGGCGAAATGCGAATAACGACCGAGACGGGACTGATGGTTCCAACTTCGATGATTTTTTTGGTGATCCGTACGCGGAGGGCAACCCGCCTGGACCGATAGATATAGTTGTTTATGATGGCGGTGAAGATTTCGATGCCAATGATATTGCGGGACTTCCGAATGTCATGGTCGCAAGTATATATAAGATCGAAGTTCACGCCACGTATGCTGTCGGTGCAGGGGTTGTAGATTTTACAACATTCGCCGTTGCTGCTGTTTGGGAGTTTTTCAGTATTTCTGATGGCATTACTTTGCAAATGAGCGGTACACCAACAATTCTCCCGGGAGGGGAACTTGCGGGATTTAACACATCCACCCTCGATACTGCCAACCCTCTGACTACAGCCGGAGTATGTTTGATTTCATGGAATCATGGTAATCTCGACATCTTCGGTGGCATCAACGCCGCACACACAATCACCCACATCAATGGCGCCGGTTCATCCCTCGACTGCGACATTACCGGCACGCTCAATCTTGGCTCAGTGACAGATACCGGAATAGCGGTGGATATCAACACTGCTGGCACTGTCACGCTTGGTGCTGATGTGTACTGCGGCGATTTTACGCGGACGGCTGGGGTTCACGATTGGGCAGACTTTAGCGTAACTTGCTCAGGTTCATACGCTGCAACTGGCGGAACACTGGCCAATGCTGGCGAATTGATTATGACCGGGACGGGTACGCTCGTAACCGGGACTACCAATTTCCCTAATTATCTAACACTTGTCTCCGGGGCGAATGTAACCCTTGGCGCCGCGTCCCGGTCAATCAGCGGCGTGTGCGTTCCAGAGGGTGCGACGTTTAATCTTCTGGGCTTTATTATGATCGCAATGAATAACTCGCCCTCTGGGATAACTGTCACAGCACCGCACATTGATACTCCAGGAACCGTAACGACCACTACTGGCATACTGCAAATATCACCGAATAGGGCCATTGATAACACTGGTGATGTCTTGGTTCCTGGTGTTAAGGTAGAGATTCGCGGTTCGGCCGATCTCCTAGTAACACAATCGGGGAGTATGAGTTGTGGTGATATTAATATACGAAGCGATGACACTGGAACGCAGGCGTTTACATGCAACGGTACATTTAACGCTGCTGACGTAACCCTGGGTGTGTCGGCTGGATTGAATCGTTCTGGCGTCCTCACAATTAACGGCATAGCTTCGATGGCTACTCTTGCATCTTCCAATGACGCCAATCTTGCCAACGCCATCACCTTCGGCGACGGCTCACACGTTGAGTTCTCCGGTCTTGCCGACTTTGATAATATCGCGGTGACTGCATCCACTGACATGCCGCCTGAGATCGTATGCGGGCCGGGTGGTAAGGTGACTAACTGTCAACCTGACAATCCCATTGCCCTGTTTGGCGACGCGAACGTGGACGGCGGCGGGAACAACGAAAACATCACAAACTTCGTGAACAATCAGGACTATCCAGGCGGATTGATGATGCGTGGCATTGGCGGCGGGCGGTTGATTGCATGACTCTCTACGACTCACAGGCCGAGTTCCTGGCTGCGGAAGGGCAGCGGAAGGGCAGCGGAAGGGCATCAAGACGATGGTCGAACGTGAGTATTGCGGAAATTGAATAGCGAAAGACGTAAAGATATGGACTTAATCGAAATTGCATCCGCGGCTATAAATGGCACCGTTCTGCTTGGATTCTATATCTGGGTGCGTGGGTACCTGATAAAGATGAATCGCGAGGTCGGTGAACTGAAGAGTTGGCAAAACGCGGTGGAGACGCGATGCTACAACCACAATAAACAACTCGGGAAACTCTTCGATAAAATCGACTACGTAAAGGACACGGTATCGGCGACTAACGTATCGGCGAGCCGTGTCGAAGGTAAACTGGATGCACTGATACTAGATAAAGGAAAATGACATGAACCACGACACGAGCACAGACACAACCAAATCGCCGAGAGCCCTGAAGATCTTCGCCACCTCGACCGTCCTGGCGATAGCCGCTGTGTGCCTGCCCGGCTGCACAGATCCAGGCTTCTTCCAGAGAAGCGAAGAGTTGAAGGCCCAGGACGCCGCCCTAGTGGTGCGACTGGCTACTATCGAGGCACAACAGGACGCTACATCCACTATGTTGGCCACGGCGACCGGCGAGGCACGCGATAAGTTGATAGTAGTAAGCGACGCCCTGGTGGCCCAAAAAGCTGTTGTCGTCGAGACGCAGGCCGAAGTCAGGTCACACCAGACGAGTATCGAAACGCTACAGGCGGACGTGGATAAGGCCGACGCTGAGACAATCGACGCCCTGCGCGATACAATCGGCACACTACCTCCGAGCTACGCATTGCCAGCGGGCCTGATATTCACAACCCTACTCGGATTCTGGCGATCCTGGCAGGCGCGGCAGAATACCAAGCAAATCGTGCGAGGCGTAGACGAAGTGCTCACTGATGGGCAAAAGGCAGAATTGAGCGGGATCATGCAACCTAAAACTAAACTCGCGGTACGGTACGCCAAGGGCACAGGGCCCGGATTACCTATCTAGGGCGAAGGATGCGCGAAAAGGTAACGGCGTGGCAACTGTCAACGACTGGCAACTGGCAACGGCATAAAAACGACATGAAAACAAACCGACAACAAACGAACGAACTCCAGGACGCCGCTAAAACGTAACGGACTGGCAACGAGAGAAGAACAAAACTAAAACACTAACCGAACTTGAAGATCAGGAGATTAGAACAATGGGTAACAGTACAGGATCGCACAGATTCAAAGGTCAGCACGCGGCGGCAATGGCCGATGAAGAAACACTGATTAGCGCCACGCCAGGCGTTGCAACCGCGTCCAAGGCTCTTATCCTCGACGCGGCTGGCGAAGTCGCGTCGGGTACGCTGCTGCTTGGACGCGGCGACATGGCGGCCGGCGCCGGGATCACCGCGGCGGTCGGCGGGTTCAGCTATCATCGAGTGACAAAGGTCGGACAACTGTTCAAGACCGAAATATTGCTCGATATCACCGGCCTAAACGACGGCGGGGCGGGAGTAACCGCCGCCGTTGTCGGTAAGGACGGCGATGTCGCGAACTGCCATATCGGCCAGATTAACGCTTTGATCAACGGCACGATCATCGCCGGGCGAATGACCTGTCTCGAAGCACCCGCCGGCGGGCATGCTGATGTCGACCTGTACACCGCTAACGAGGGCACGCTCGCTCAGGATACGGCGATCGCCGCGGCTACCGGAGAAGTCCAGCTCGTCCAGGCGGCGACATGGGCCGACGGCGACATGATACCGCTCGACGCGCTGCCGCCCGACGAGGATTATCTGATCCTCACTATGGGAACCGCTGGAAGCGATGCCGACTATACCGGTGGCCAGTTCCTGATCGAACTGTGGGGCGTGTAATAAGGCAGTGATGAATGCGGAATGATGAATGATGAATGAACGGCAAAGACAACGGCATGGCAAGAACGGCATGGCCCCGAAGTACATCGGGACCATGCCGTTCATGGTGATCCAGTGAGCGATTTTACGCCGAATGAAAATTACCAGAGGCGCAGACTCGGGATACTACCCGACGGCGGGACCGTCATCACAGCTCAGTTCCCGATCGGAGAACTAACGCTCGAACAATGCGGGCTCATACCCGGGGCGACGATACCACGCGACGACACCGCGGGGATCGTCGGGTCATTCGTCCAACTCCAGGCCGCAATGAAGATCGCCGTCGTAACGGCTCACAAACCCGACTACGCTTACGCGACGGCGCAGACGCGGGCGGGAGTAGCTACAGGCGCCTATGTGGACCCCACTACCACCATCACCGCGACGACGGCGATCTTCTACCCATCAATCGCGGGTAAGACCATTACGTTCGATGGGAACCCGTACACCGTGGCGACCTACGTGTCGCCGATCGCGATAACGGTTACAGCCGACGCGACGGGAGTCGAAAAGCCGATTACGTTCTCCGAAGGGTCCAGGTTGCTGAACGAAGCGGCTACCGACGACTACGAATGGGGTCGCGACGGATGGTGGCGGGCGATCAGGCGATTCCACTGCCTGGCAGGCGATCGAGGCGCGGAGTTTCAATATCTCCGGACCACGACGTTCGCGTTCGACGCCGACCCGCTAAACACCGTCGGATATCCGGCGACCGGCGGGGCACGAGCTCGAGATCCAAACTATCCGCACAAGGCGCTGATCGTTATGCCGTTCGAGGCGCCGGTCTACGATCGGGACTAACAGACTGGCAACTGTAAACGACTGGTCCCGATG